CATTTGTGCTAATACACCAGCATATACAGCACTGGAATTATATGCTGTACCAGTGACGGCACATCTTCCATGTACACCTACAATAAATGCTTCAGCACCAACAGTAGTTTGTGTTCCTGTTACAGCAACGTGTCCTCTTAAAGCATACACGCTTCCACCAGCAGCACCAGCACCAGTATAATTTCCAACAAACCAAGCACCAACATGGTATCCTGTTGTAGCAGAAAAAGCACTTTGAACCTTAACTGCACTCATTGCAGTAGTGGCAGTTGTAAGAGCAGTAGTAGAACCTATTCCGAGAGCAAGTGTATGTGTGCCTTCAATGTTTATCCCAGCAGTCGCACAACTTCCGATAGATATTCCGGTTAATGCGTCACCGCTTGGTATTAAGATACCGTTAGCCCATACAGGTGTACCGCTTGCCCGAATCAACAGTCCTGCCATAGTCCCGTCACCTGTCATGGCACCTGCACCGGCAATATTGATATCAATACCAGTAAATGAACAACCTGAACCAACCGTCATCGTACCTGCTAAAGTAGTCGCCTGATTAATTCCGGTTACTTCTGCACTGGTAACTAAAGTAGTCGTTCCCTGTTGGTTAAAGACATAAGCAGCCCTAAAACCACCTGTGGTGTAAGTCCTTGTTCCGCTTCCGCCTGATACCAGTTGAGCAAAGAGTGCGGTCTGTGTTACACCGCCAGATTGGTTTACAGTCAGCATATATCTGCTTCTGAAAGGTGATATTACTTCACCGGCAGCAGCAACACCAGCATCATCACCGTAAAGCTGAACACCACCAGAGTCATCACCAGACCCAGCTACTTTAAATCCAATTCCAGCGGTACTTGACTTAACACCAACTATCATTGGAGTATAGTCTTGCCCACCAGGCATACTAATACCAGTTGTCATTGCACCAGTGAGAAGTATTCCAGTTGTAGGAGCAACAATACTGATACCAGTAGTACAAGTAGCAATACTTATGGCTGTGGTAGCATATGTGGTAACAATCGGGTATGATGTGGTAAACGAGCCTTCTGCGGTAGATAACGGTATATACTTACTGGTCGCATCGAGCAATATCCTGATAGTGTCATTGTAGATAAACTTACCACTTGCAGCAGTCGCATTGCTTATCCTGAACAGGTTCCCGACTGTATCCCAGTTGGCTTTGGTATTCCCTGACTGGTTGCAGTTGATATAGGAGAACAAGCTCGGACTTGCACCGACCCAGCCAGTAGGACAGTTCGCCTCTAATTCAAGGATATCGTATAAACCGCTTCCTGCACTGGCAGGAAAATACATCTCAAGACAGGCAACGGATAATACGCCAGCCGACCCGCCGTTGGTGTTATTCTGTACCTGTGCCTTAAAGGCATTCGCCCAGCTGCCAAGTACGACATTGGTGGACATGTTGACAAAGACCCTTGCACCGACCTGTCCAGCACCTGTCATCACACTATTAAAGAGGACATTCTCGGCATTGGTACTGCCTGATGTGCCTGCATTAGTGGTATAGACCGTTAGAACAGGCGAGCCAGCCGTTAAGGTCAATGGTGCGGCTGATGTACCGAGTGCCAGTTTATCTGAACCGGTAAAGGCAAAAGCACCGTTTAAGTTAATTGTGGTTGCGGTCAGTTCCAGGACACCGCTTGACGAGGCATAGATGTAGGCGTTTGCGTCCAAGAAGTACGCCTTGCCAGTCGAGTTAAACATGACATTCTTTATCTTCATTCCGCCGAAGCTATCGGTTGCATCGTATGCGAGTGCGGCGTACAATTCCCCTTTTCCAAAACCCTCCCCAATGTGTTTGCTGATTGTTTCAGCCATTATTATTCACTTCCTTTTTTAAATTTTACGCAGGCAGGAGTTGTCGTCCTGCCCGCTTCCTATTTTGTTATAAGATTAGTTAATTTTTTAGCTCGTAAAGGTTATTACAGAGCTTATTACCACTTTTCCATTAGGTAATCTCACGTTCATATATACAGTATCTGCACCACTACCATCAAGGGTAACGTCTATATCTCCGTCAGCTTCCGATACAGCCATAAAGTAATAATCAGTCAATAATTCGAGTAAATCACCATCTGTACCACTGGCACAATCGGTAACATCAGCCATAACTTGCCCATCAGCGTCACTTGTGAAATATATGTCTACAGTTCCCGGTACAGTTAAATCATTGCCTGCAAAATCCAATAATTGGATAACACAGGCACAGGTATCAGTGGCAGTACCTACGGTAATAGTACAGTCATAAGCACAATCCACAATCGATGTCCATTCCATTATTTGTCATCTCCTTTCAAAGAGTTTAGAGGGGGAATGACCCCCCTCATTTAATTATTTAATTGTTTACAGAGCAGTCGGTACTGCGAATATGTTAACTCCCCATGCTCCGTTCAATACCAATGGTGCGAATATATTCTTCCAACCCATAGTTCCATACATCTTTAATGGGTTAGTGGTAGTAGATTCAGGTGGGTTAACATAATATTCTTGGTCTACACCTGCTAACTTGATATTACCAAAGGCATGCAATCCGAACATTGAAATCATATATACTGCACCTGCCCTTACTTTAGTGCCGATAGTTCCTGCGGTATGTCTGTAAGGGTTAGTATCCTCATGGAATCTAACACCCCAGAACTCGCCTACTAAGTTACGGTATAAGTCTTTTGGTGCAGCATAATGCTTCAAGTTGGTATACTCGGAGTCATTCATGAAATCGAGTTTCATGCGCCCTCTTGGCATAATGGCATGGTAATAACCATCAGGGAACTTTGGTGCTTCCTGTTCTTCAAGTAAGGCAACGCCTTTCTTGATGATTTCAGGGGTAATCTTATCACCTGTGGTTAATCCTTCAGTACTACAAACTCTTGCAGTATCACCATCAGCAGGGACAAAGGGTAATGCACTGGAAAGAGTAAGGGTAGTAGAACTTGCATAGGTGTAAGTTCTTGTAAGACCTTCGTTCTTACCACTGGTAAAGACTATTACGCCTGTATCTCCTGTCGTGCCGAAACCTGATGGTATACTATCCCATATAGGTACACTGACAGTACCAGTACCGGCAGCGGTAATCTCACCTTGCTCGGTAGAATCACTATCTGCCCTTATTCCGATAAACCCTTGTGCAAGTACATTCTGTATCTTTAAGTTCAAATCTTTACCACTTTGGACACCTTGTAATAGAGATACTCCACCGAGTTTGGGGTCAAATGCGGTTAGCCACTTTCTCGATGAAGGTTTGACCCACTTACCATATTCCTGAATGGTGGCGGTAACGATTTGTGTGTATATTGGTTCTGCATCGGGGTTAGTACCTTCTGTCAGTAAATGGTAAGTGTCATCTTCTTCGAGTGGTGCGTATCGGGTATATTCTACGTTGTCGCCTTTACTTAAAGGGATATCTGTATCTGCTTGCTTATCTGCAAATTGCTGGAAAACTAATTGAGGCTCTCTATTTTGTAAATAAATCGCCTTTAATAGAGTCTTATTGTCATTAGCGGAAGCTGTTACTGATCCGCCAGTATCAACAAAACCTGCCATAATAAATCACTTCCTAATTTTTGTATTCCCCTTGTTATGCTTGGAAGTCAATTTTAAACTTTTTCTTGTAAGCGTCGATAACCTTTCTTGGTCCATCTTCAGTCGCAAGTATTTCTTCTAAATCAACTGCCTTACTCGCTCTCTTGAGAGTTGTAATATCAGAAGACATCACTTGAGCCTGACTTAAATCTTCTCCTTCTTCCTGCAACTCTTTTTTTGCTTCTTCTATTGTTTTCTTTTTAAACTCATCTTCTTTTTCGGGTAATCTTTCGGCTACCATTTCAGCATAGACCACTTCTCTTGCTTTCAGTTTATGAATATCAAACAGTTCAGGATTTTGCTTCAAATGTGCTTCTACTTCTGCTTCTATTTCGGAGTAAGGGATAACTCTATCTTTGGTCTTTTCTTTTAAGGCATTAATAACCTCTTTTTTATCTACGTTATAAGTCTTTCCATAAAGTGGGTCAGTAGCAGCTTTTATTTTTGCGTCAGTATATTCCTTGACTTTTTGATGATATTTCTCAGGGTCATCATAAAGCAGGGAGATATCCGGATATTTTGGTAGGTTAGATGTAATAGCCTGCTGGTCTTTAACCACTGCGGACTTTTCATATTCATCAATCTTGGCATTAATTACTTCTAATTCCTTGACTTGCTTCTCTAATTCCTTATTCTTCTGTGATAGTTTAGTGGAATAAGCCTCTGTTTCCCTTGACATTTTAATTAATTCATCAGGGGTCTTATTCTTAAACTTATCGGGGACAGCCTCTGTGGGTTCTGTAATTTCTCCTTCTGTTTCCGTTATCTCTTCTTTCTTCTGCTTGATCTCCTGTTTAGCCTTGACCTGTTCAGCTTTTAGTGCTTTCAGGTCAGGTGCAATTTCCTGTTGATCAATCTTGGTCTTGTGCTTCTCAATGTTAGCCTCAATTTCACCTTCTTCTGCTTCCAAAGTAGCTTGAGCTTCCTCAAGCGTCATCGGGGCGTTTTTATCTACCGGTTCGAGTGTAGCAGCCAAAGCGTCTGATTGTCCTTCCGGGTCGACACTTGGGTTGTTGCTATCTTTTCCCATGAATATAAACTCCTTTGTTTAAATTCCCCTTGTCCTCTCTGATAATTTAAATATGCGATATAGTGTCAAGTATCTCTGATAATCTTACCGCTGTACTCATCATTGATTCATTACTTGTTATTTCTACACACATATCTATTTTTTTAAGTAATTTCCTTTTTAGTGCGTATTGGATACTACTTAACGAGTCATTATTTACATCATCTCTTATTTTTTTACATGCTTCATTCCCTAATTTTTGGAGTTTTTTATCAATTTTATTCATTATTTTTCCCTCCTTCCTATAATTTTTTACAATGGTCTGCAATTAACTCACCTAAAAACGAAACACTAATGCCCCATTTATTGGCAAGTTCTTTAAAAGTTAAGCCAGTACTAAAACCATCATTAAAGGTCTTACAATTCATTCTTGGATTAATTGGTTGTTCATGTAATTCAAAACAAATTATTTCGCCAAAACTCCCCCCACAATCAGTAGGCATATTCTTATAACTTTTTTCTATATGTTTTCGGAAACTACTTATTCGTAAATTTTCTTTCATCTTTCCCCCTTATTTCTTCTTTTTCTTTTCCTTCCTCTCAATCAATTCTTCCTCACAGGCTAATCCTATTTCAACTTGCGTAATAATTTCATTTAACATAGTTTCCATAAAATCAAGCATCATTACTTGTGCACGTATCATTACAGGGTCAGTGTTTTTGACATCATATAAATAATCTTTACATTTTCTTATTCTTGCATCAAAATAAAATTCTTTGAGAAATTTCCAGCCATTAGTCTGGCACATCTCTATTAAATTATGAGCATCTTGTATAGATAGGCTTAATTGTTCTTCTTCATTGGTTAGGTTGTCTGGCATTTAGTCCTCCTTTAATTCAAAATATTCATTATTGTTATAACTATAATGTTTTTTAAGTATTTCTACCCATATAGAAGTATCATTATTTAATGATATTTCTGTAGAACTATATTTATCATATATATATTCAGTTTTTTCATTATCTATCTTTTTAAATATAGTTCCTTTCGGTATAATAATGTCTTTTTTGGATATAAGTTTCATCTTATTCCCCTTTCTACCCCTGTGCTTGTCCTCCCATTCCTCGTGCCAAGTAGTTTCCCCCAGCAGGCAAAGCAGGGGTATTCCTTGCCTGCTGACCAATCCGAGAGGCAGATCGTGGGGGAGGTTGTGAGGCGTTAGTTCGAGGAGTAACTTCTTTTGCCTTTTCTTCTTCGGGTATCAATTCATCTAAATCTTTTATCTTTAACAGTTCGCCGATACGTCTGACTATTACCTGTAAGTTCATGAATGGCTTCATGGCAGGTGTGCCGTCAGGGTTAGGCGGTAACGGTATATCATTCCCTAACAAATCTTTTTGAGTGGCAGGTATCATGGTGGTTGCCCCTATCTTCATGAAGTCTAATAAGTTCTGTATCTCTACTCTCTTCTCCATGAACCCTGATATCCCCGTAGGAATAAAGTCAGGGTTGCCCTTCATCATGATATCTGCTTTGGTTAATTCGGTGAGGTTAAATTCTGCGGCTTTCTTCTCGCCTAATATCCTTACTGCGTTAGCTCGCTTGAAGTGCTGTATATTGTGCCTGTAAATAATCCCTAATATCTTCCTGAAGGCAGGCTCGATATAAAACTTTACTTTGGTATTGATCGGCTGCATGGATTTTTCGGTCATCATGGCCAGTCCGGCAGCAGTAGAGTGGACATCTTTCTTATTGGCCGTAGGCATAACTTGCGGGGTTGAGCCTGTGATCTCTTCTATAATTCCGTTGATCATAGAGATTAACTGCGGTATTAATTGTATAGTTGAGGCCTGTGCGGTAGTGTCAATCTCTCTTATGGTGTTGAGTTCTTTTACCGGCAAGACTCTTCCCGGTCTCATTAATATAGTTTTTGCCCTGCCTAAATAACGGCTGACTACCATTTCATAAGCCGGGTTGGTTACGATATTTACACAATCTGTTAATTTGTTGTATAAGTTAGTTAACATAGGTGCAAGTGCCTTGATATCATCTCCGCTTCCCATACCAACCAATTCATCTACATCGGAGTCATTTACGAAGGGAACAAAGATATTATTGCACCAGTAAGGATAGGCACAAGCCCGGATAACGGTATCTTCATGAGCCAGAACAATAATAGCCTGTATATATTCATCTTCAAAGGGATTCGGTTCGTCAGGGTCATCTACCTTACCTTCGATTAATCTTTTGGGAACGAGTCCGTGATATTCCAGAGTATCTACTACATCTACGTTAGGACCAACGGTCTCTTGAAGAGCATCAACATTGAAATAAACCTTATCTTTTTCTTTCTGTTTAAGATAGAGGATAGGGATATCATCTTTTTCGTATATTTTCCATGAGGATAAATCTTTGCAGTTGGGGTCAGTGACAAGTTTTTGCAAGTCAGCACATTCCAAATCGGGACCGTCAAAGGTAACTACTTCCTTAACCGTATTTTTGCCTGTCCTCATCTTCTCTACGGTGTGTTTCCAGGGAACATAACCGACTGCATATCCGTACCTGACAAAATGCTGCAGGATAGGTATCATCTTCTTTTCTATTTCCATCGTGTTCAAGTCATAGACCGTTTTCAACCGCAGGTTCTCGGCATTCTTCTTATCGCTTTCTTCACCCGGTCTCAGGTCAAATGACTCCGCCCCTTTAGACAACAACATGGAGAGATAGAGTGATACAAGGTTGCGGACTACCTTCTTTAAAGTAGGAACGATAACATTGCCCTGCCAGTCTTCTTTAACCTCGTTTAGTACACCAACATACTCTTTCTTTATATCCGCCCAGTTGTCCTGGAAGGGTTGCCAATATTCCTTGCCTATTTTATATTTCTTTAATACAAATTCCTTGAGAACCTCGCCCTTTTTCTTTACAACGGTTTCTTCGTTCAATATGACTCATCTCTTTCACCCCTGTGAATAATACTAACTTATAACTCTTTAATGCTGATACAATCTATTCTGTTTAGTGGAAAAATATAATTAACGGTTTTACCATCTTTATTCCCCCACACTTCAAAACAACCATTTTTACATCTTATAAAATTAAATTCTCCTTCTTTATCAGTAACATCAATATTAGTAGTGCTACCAAAAATACCTTTATTAAATATCTTTATTCTATATTTATTCATCATTTCCCCCTTTCTTATAATCCTACATACGGCGAGCATTTCGCCTTGTAATCATCATCATAACTGTCATCATAATCAGCCGTGTGTGTTTCCTCTGTAACTATGGTAGCCATGTAACGGAAGGCTGCCCCTGCGTGCTTATGCACATTCCTTGCTTCCCAGTCGGTATAATCTTGAATTTGGTCATTCCATGTTCTTCCCCACTGCTCAAGATGAGTAATTAATTTCTTGACGTCTTTGTTAACATTATTAAAATAACATCGGCTCATTATTGCCCTGGCATTGTCTACGCTGTTTTCAAAACTTGCTTTAGGCACAGGTTCAAAGGTAATCCCTACTTCTTCTGCCTTCTCTAATCGTGATAAGGCTCTTAATTCTTTATTGCTCCCAGCCCCCATTTCTCTATTTTTGATGTCAAAAGGTGCATAATGAGTGCTGTAATAATAATCTTTTTCCTTCATCGTTTTGGCGTAATAGACGAAGGAATAGCCTGTAGCCTCGTGGTAATCAATAATAACAACCTTATTACCGATTAACTGATAAAATACGATTGCCATGAAATCGCCAACGCCCAAATCCCACGCCGTATAGACGGGGAAGGTCTCATCATATTGAAAACTCCCGATTCTTCCTTCGTTATTGGCAATTTGAAGTTGCTTCCCTAAATAAGTTCCCTCTATTCCTTGATTGAAAGAGCAATAATACTCCTGGTTGATAAAATCCTCTGTCTTACCTGCATCTCTTTCTCTCTGTATTGCTCTTTCTGTAATTAATCTCTTGCCGTCATGTCCGTAGGTATCTTCAACGGTTGCCAAAATTGTATAACAAGTCGGATTTTCTCCTTGAGACCTCTGTTTTGCGTTATAGAAACCTGTCTTATAATGATTACTTCCGTTCGGTGTGCTATTATGGAATTTAAAACCTCCCGTCTTAAGTAACATGGGCGAAATTACTTCACTTGCTCTGGGGTCCTGGTATGCTTCTTCGGTTAACACTGCACCATTGGAAGGTTTACCTCGCAATGCTTCATATTGCCCGCCATTTGTGCCAAACACTTGTATTTGTGATGTGCCACCTATTGCATAAAGGAACAATTTCATATCTTGATTATCTGCTTTTAGAATCATTTCTCTTGGGATGTAGTAATCAAGAATGTCTCGCCCATCTTCATCTTTTCCTTCCCAAAAAGAATCACGTCCTTGTTTCAGTGTAGGCCAGATATATTGATACGTACCAGGATGCTCAAATGCTTCGGGTAGGAGCACCTCACATAACGATAATAAATCCTTACCACCCCGTCTATGAATGGTCGCCCATACTTCTAATTTTCGTCGAAAAGCCTTTATTATGGGTATCTCCCAATTATAAGGTTTATAATTATGTGGAACGTTTATGTCAAGGTTCATATATTCCCCTCAAAAACAGGTATAATCATAAGCGAGCCTTATTTTAACCCCCTTTAAAATCAATCCTGGGTGTCTTTATTTTCGTTATCCTGGTAAATTACCTTCTTTAATGTAACTGACAGCGGTGATCCGTCTTTACCGGATATTTCCTGTAGGTTTGGAACTAATTTCCCGATGATTGCCTTCATTATTTCCTTATTAACAAAGGCTTTTTCTGCCACTACTTCCCAAAAATTCTGATTTCGTCTCTTACCTGCTTTCTTTAATGCAGTCAATAATTTATCGGTTTGAGTTCTATCCCTCTTCTTATTTTTTGAAACAGTATTACCAGGAGCAAACTTGCCATTTTCTTGAAAGTTTTTATCACGATTATCTACGTTATTATCGGTCATTTTAATCACCTTGCTCTATCGTCACCTTAAAACTTTGCCCCTTCAATTCGATTAACTGCACTATTGCCGCCACGTCGCTTGCCGGTATATCTAACTTGATTCTGCTGTTTCCGTCTACGCCTGCGATATTAATAGCTGATAATATATCAGGCAAAGACGCTGTAAATATTATCTTCTCCATTCATCATTTCCTTTAATTTATTAATTGCTCTGATTTTTATATCTTGGGTCGTGGTCTCTGGCAGATTAATCATCTCGGCTATCTCACGCTTGGAATAGCCTTGATTACATAACTGAATAATTTCTCTTTCGGTTGAGGTTAATTTTTGGAGGCTTGTTTGGAAGTCTATTGAGGTAACGATATCATCTTCAGTAATACCATTATCCCAAATCGATTTAGAGGTTTCAGGTGGTTCAAGACCATAATTAATTACATTGTAATCATCATAGTTTTTAAAAGACATTACACTCCCCTTAACTTAAGTATACAAATATTTGTCAAGTCTGGTCGGATTTCAAACAAAATTTCTCCTTTTATTTTTCTTGGGGGCAAACTATCGCCAGCCTGCCCCCGATTTTTTATTCATTTCATTTGAATTGGCTTTAGATATTCTGGTACATCACATAAAAAACCATCAGTAAACCAATTATTATTGTATCGTCTGTATGAATATAGTCTTGTATTATATATTCTGATTGACTCTCTTAGTTCCTGTATATTGCTGTTAACCGATTTTGCCAATTCAAAATAAGCTAAATTCCCTGTATCTAATATCTCACCAAATTGTTTTTCTGCTCTTTCAACTGCATTAATAGTAATACTTTCTGATTTATCAATAGTATATTCATAGACGGCAAGTGTGTTTTCTTGAAACGCTTCCATTTCCGCAACTTCGCCAATGCTCATAAAATACATTATCCCACCAGCTATTATGCAAATAGATAAAACAGTTGTTAAAATTATCGTCGGTAAGCTCGCTCCATAACCATCATAGAATAAACTACTTGCAAAAAACTTATCATGTTTTTCTGAGTAAACATATACAACCCAAATCACAACTAAAATTATTATTAAGTAAATCATTTTCCCCTCCTTTCTTTTTATTCATTTATTCACCACTCAAAATTTTTATCTTCTTTTTTCTTCCTGTCTATTGCCTTCCTCATTTTGTCTATCAGCTTCTTAAAGCCCTCTATGTGCTTATCGTTGCAGGATGTGTTTATCTGCTCCCGCACACAATAGAAGGCGTCTTTTAACTCGCCATTTGTGAAAGGAACGCTTACCATTTGATTTAACCTCCTCTTCTAAAATCTTTAGCCAGCCAGTTGTGCAAGGCTTTCACCTCCCTTCTAATTTATCTATTGCCTTAATTAAATCGTTCAAATCATTCACCAAAATATATATTCCGCCTGCCTTCTCTATCATCTCTTGAAACGATTTCTGATAATCGCTCTGTTTACCTCCTAATTTCTTCACTTCGATAAATAGTACCTTCCCGTTTTTGGCTGCTATGCGGTCAGGAATGCCTTTATATGCTCCCATGCCTTGTAAGATGTGAAAGTTAAACCAGCCAGTAATATTTAAGTAATCCTTTACCTGCTTCTTAATCTCATTTTCGCTTATCATATATTTCAGCACTTTGGCTTTAACTTTTATTTTGGTTCGCCTCCTTTCGGGAAGTATTTTTGCTTAATATCATTCTTTTTATTAATTAATTTTACATAATAATTATGATAATCACTTCCACATATGTTTTTTTCAGAAAGCCATTCATTAAATTCCTCCCACATCTGCCTATACTTCTCGCCTTGCTGGAGTAGAGTGATAATTCCTTTTATTTTTTCTATAGTAATTTGTCTCGGTTTTATTGTAGGAGTTGATTGGATAATATTCTCACAAAACTCAATCGCCTTTTTAACTCCCATCACTTTTCGCCTCCTTCTCTATTGCTGGAAATTCTTTTATTTCTACCAGATAAATTTCTTTTAGACTATCCTTTAAATAAACAGGAATTTTATTATCCTTGCAATAATTAACTATATCTTCAATCCATTCCTTTTTGGGGATAACTTTACCTTTTTGACTACCTGTCTCGGCGCCAATTATTACCCAATTAAAAAACTGTAATAAATCTAACGGTATCCTGCCCAATAGTGGTTCAAGTGATATAAATTTTATATTTTCCTTTTTGATATATCTGTGGTAAAATTTTAAATGATAATCGCTTAGGTCACAAACCCCAGCAACCGTTACTCCCAACCAACAATTCTGTGGGAATTCCCATTTAGAATATGTATCAGGAAATTTAGTTAGGAATTGAAAGATATGTTGAGGATATTCAAAAATTTTAAATATTACTTTATTTATCCAATTTGCTTCCCAATGTGCTATTTCACTCATAGACCCTACAAATATTCGCTGTGGTTTTTTAGGGAATTTCTTCTCAAATTGCGAATATAAAAACGTAGGTTTGAAGTTTCTTAAATTAATATATTCTCGATAATCCCCTATAATTGCAGGAATATAATTATCATTATTTATCTTATTTTTCTTCTTATATCTAATCTCAAGAATATTCATTTGTTCAGCAAATCTTTTTGCTATCTTTCTTGCATAACAATAAGGGCAATGATTTAAGCAACCCCAAACGCTATTCCATGTGATGTCACACCAACCTATTTTATTTTTCATAGTTTTTCCTCCTATCCGATGATCGGATGATTAATAATATTACTGATTAAATACTGGTCTGCAGTAGTCCTCACGAATTTGACATACTGTATCCCCTTCTTTTTATCATTATTTATCCGGGTATTCTCTTTCATTTTAGCCATTAACTCCGAACTAAATTTTTGCTTAAATCTTTTGCATTCTTCTTTTTTGTGCCAATCACCGCTTTTAATTTCTATCCCCCATGAAAGTAACCTTCTACACAAGGTATCAACTTTTACTTCATATTCATCTGCTATAACTGCCACAGCAACACCACTTTCATACATTTCGGTTATCCTGGCTTTGTCGGATTGTATCCTTGCCCCGATAAGTTTACTGCCCATTTTATTCTTCCTCCTCGAAAATGATTATTTTCGCTGGTACAATTTTACACACATATATTTCCATTAATCTTTTAAAACTAGGTGTAGTACATAAAACGCTTAAACCTTTTTCTTGGTGGTCTCCCCATGATAGTTGATATTGGTCTTTGCCTTCTTCCCATGTTTTATTTATAATACCTACACCCTTAACTGCCTGCCCACTAGCACAACCATTAATGCCTTTGTTAGAATCAAAGATACAGAAGCACGGAAATTTTATCTTATCGAGGTTCTCGCCGTTAACCCAGTTGCCTACTGGCTTCTCCATTATTATTTCACTACCACATCTCGGACAATATTCTTTCTTTTTTCCTTTCACCTTCACTACCTTCATTTCAAAATACGGTCTACTCACTTTTTTCACCTCCTTTTCTTCTCTCTAATTTTATTTCCTCTTTCAAATTCGCTATCCTATGTTCATTACTGCAAAACAGATGGCCGGCAACAACATTGTTTATTTCAATATAAAATTGCTTACCACAGTGCCAGCAATAGACTGGGATTTCGGTTATTTTCATCTTAACCTCCTTTCGCCTTAATCGGTATATCAAATTTGCCTTTAAGAATATTACCTAACTCTTTTATCTTTACCTTATTTCTTTCTATCTGTTCTTCGGTTAATTTAGGTTCTTTTTTTGATATATACTTTGGCTGGTTTTCATCATCGCTTGGCTTCCTAACCTTCCCTTCCTTCTCATCTTTCCGGTGCCAGGCAAGAATAGTCGCATAGTGGCTCTTATATCGCTTGCCCTTCGATTGCAAATAAAGCGATAAATCCTTCATGTATTCTTTGGTTAGTGGATCACCTAACTCGGTAACTAATTTCTGGTATTCATCTTCAGTCATAAAAACTGTGGGTGCGTACTCCCTCTTTTCTTTATCATTCTTTCCATTCTTTCCATTCTTGTTTGTTGTTAAGGCTTTGTTAGGGCTTTGTTGAGGCTTTGTTATTTTCTTTGTTATATAATTATCACCATCTTGATAAAGGTTATATTTTAATATGGTTACAAGAGTATAATGGCTTGTTGTTTCGATTGTTAGAAATTGCATTTTTTTTAAAATCTTTAACAAAGTTCTTATTTTCTGTGTTGTAACCCACTTATCTTTTATCTTATTTTTAATACTATCAACTGACGTAACAAAGCTACCCCTCTTGATGGTAACAAATTCCTTCTTATAATTATCCCACCATTCACTATCTTTATGATTTGCCATCAATATAAGATAGATGGTGATTAGTTTTTGTACAGCATTTAAAGAAAAAAATGTTTTACTGCTAAATATTTTTCGTGATAGTAGTACAAAACCATCTTCTATATATTCTTCTACCATTTATACCTCCACTAACTAACCTTTCTTATTAACCTTTTCCTCTTTATAATTAACCTGCCACCACATCACATTAATCAGCGGTATATAATATTCCATTTCAATGTCAGTAGCCAAATATAGGAACTTACCGCCCTCAACAATCTCAAACTCGGTCATGTTTTCAAATTCTTCCGGTTCTTCGATATCCTTATAACAGACCAATACATCAATATTCATAAATACCTCCTTATTTATTAACTTCAACAACCATTACAAAATT